TTACCAACATTCAGTGCTGTATTAGAATATAAACTTTCGGCCAAAGTTCTAGCAGTGAATTTACTGGTGACACTGGTTGAATTATCAATACCAACCAAGATTGTATTGGATGTGTTACTATCTAAGTGTGTTAGATTTGGTAATTGCGAAATTTTTACTGTTGACATTGTTTACCCCAATAGGATTGTTCTATCATCTTCTGTTGTTAATGTAATACCATCTTCTGTGGCAATCTCTGGTATATATTGTAACCCAATTGGGCCAAATATCTTAATTTGATTTGATGAAATTGTACTATTTGCAATGAAGTTTCTTTTAACTGAAAGTAAAGTATTTTCATTAGATGATAAGTTGGTTGTTAAAACAATCTGATCGTCCGAATAGTTTACTGATTTAACCGTGTATATATTGTTGTTTACTTTGATGGAGTCACCAGTATAAACAATATCTTTTAATGGATAACTTGTGTTACTATAAACACCATTGTTCTCATAATCAAATTGGCCAGTGAGTGATGTAATATTTAGTGTGTTGGTGCCAGAGGTGCCAGTAACAACTGCCACATTTCCAAATGTTAACCAAACATTACTTGCAATTGTAATTGAATCTTGTGCATCGTTCACATCAACAACCAAAGACTTAATGTTGACACCACGATCATTCTTAATTTCAATCGTACTTACATTTGGAAATATAAATTCTTCCAGATTTGAACCAAGTTTATTGTTAAATTTAATTACATTGTTACTCTTGTTGGTGAAACTGGTTGTGATACTCAGTGCATCAGAAGTGTGTTCACCCAAATAGTAAGCTAATGGTTCACCACCATATAAACCTTGTTGTGAATGGTGAAAAAGGTTGTTGTTCGATTTCAATGCATAACGACCAATTACATTTGTTCCGGTTGGATGTAATAGGTTCAACAATACTTCTCTGTATTTTGCAATTTCTTTTTCAAGTGTAATCTGATATGTGAAATTGTTGTACTTGGTACTCTGCAACACATCATAAGAACTTGGTTGCCCTTGTGTTGTTAAATACTGGCCTTCACCAATCACAAGACCATTCAAGAATGTTGCGTTAGCCTTTGCGGATCCATCACCAAATGTTATCACACCAAACTTATCATAAGTTCTGGTGTACACTGTTTGGTTGCCAACTGCATCAAAATAATTATATGTCTGTACAAATTGTGGAAATGCAGAGTTTGCCATCGGCAGACTGATGTACTTACCATCAATCACCAAAGGTAGTTTTGGATTTGGTTTTGAATCGTAATTGTAAACCCTCAAATTGTATAATGACAATTGTGAGTTCGCATCAGCAGACAACAATGAAACTGAATTGACTCTTGCTGTGTATGAAGCAAGATTGATTGTTGGACCTTGATAGATTACATCATCTTTTTGTGGCAAGTTTTCAATTGCAACATTAGATACCACAATATCTTGTATTCGTATTGACACATTAGGTTTGAATTCATAATCTTCACCGTAATTTTCAATTGAGATTGTTGTTACTGAACCTGCTCTGTCTACGACTGGAGAGAAAGTTGCGCCTGTTCCTAGAATACCTGGAATAAACAAACTTGCACCGGTCGCTGATGGGTTTGCAGATGTTACCGACAAACTAGGTAAATAATCATTCGTATATCCCATTCCGCCTAATGGCCATTTTGGATATGTACGATACTGTGGATCAATAAAAAAATCTACTGCTGTAATTGCTCCAGTTCCATTCACACCTGTTACATTTGCATAAGGACCTTGGCCACGACCACCATTAAAAACAATTCTATCGTTCACTTGATAACCAGAACCACCGTTACTGATTTGAACTGGACCTAATATACCAAGCGATTCTAGTGAAGAATTAACAGAAAATTCATCAAAGGAATCTTCTGTTCTATATGTAGACAATGCGGTTATTTCTGGTATCTTAGTTATTCCACCACCACCATTGTCAACAAAAATGGAAGATATAGGAAATGTTGTTAGTGAACCAAAAGTAAATGCATTTGCAAGAGTTGTATCTTTAGTAGATGTTCCAACATTAGCAAAGAAGAAATTTGCATTACTTAATCTGATCTCTTTCTTAAAACCAATAACATCCATTGGTATGAAAGCCACATTGGCTCTTGCGTTGCCTACTGCCGTGGCAGTTTGTATATTTGCACCAGAGGCTTGTACATTTGAAGAAAATACTTGTGCAGTTATGCCAACAATAGCTTGTGCATTTACTGTTTGAGTATATCTAATATTTGTTATAGTACCTTGTGCATCAACTTCAGAAACATATGCAAAAGTGGATTCTTCATACACAACTGAATCGTTAATTCTATAACCTGTACCACCGTTAATTATTTTAAATGATGGAGGTAAATATGGAGATATAGATGCAACGTTTGCTCTTGCACCACTTATGGCCGAATCTTCAATTATGATAATGGTATTTGGTTTTAATGAGTAACCATAACCACCATCAACCACATTGATACGCTGAATAGAACCTTTGGTAATTTCACCAACCTTTGCTGTTGCACCAACTGGATTTGCAACGTTTGCATTTAGGCCACCATAAACAACAACTGGATCACCAGGTTGATATGTTAAACCACGGCTTGTTGGATTAACTCTTATCTGGCTAATTTGACCAACAATTTTTGCACGAAGTATATTACCACCAAATAAAACATCCTGGTTGTTTGAATCTACAATCCTAACAGTCTCACCAGAGTTAAATAGTCTTTCAATGTTTGATATGAATATTTCGGTTTTGTTTCCAACCAATACAGCAGCTTCAATTGTTGCAATAGATTTTGAAACTTCACCAAAAATTCTATAGTTTTTTGTCTGTAAGAAATATGGATTGGCCGATAATAATTTTAAACTCTTTGCGATGTACCATGTGCCACCAGATGCTTTGAACACCGAGTCTTTGGTATTGAATATTTCAACATCTGTGTTGTAGAGTACACGGAAAAGAAATTCATACGATGCTGGTGTACCTTTACTTTGGTACAACTGTCTTGCAACTTTTACAGCTTGTTCTTGACTTACTAAAGATTCTCTTGGAAAGAAGGGTAAGAATTCGTTGTTGAAATAATCTATGAATTCTTCCGTTGTTGCATCAACATCTTTGTAATTCAATAAGTTTTTAGACCTATCCGTTACCTTACCAGTTGTTTCCATCCATTCGTAGTATGCCTTTAAGAATAGATTGAAGTTGGCATAATCAGGATTATCCCGAACATACTCAGGTAACTGAGATAAAACCAGATTGGATGTTTTTTGATTATTGTCTATCATGTTGTTTTAGCGGTAACATTTACAATAATAGATTGTGGATCAAATTCATCTACAGTAATAACTCTATTATATGTGGAAGAAATAATTGTTGTTGTTGGATTGGTGGTTACTGTTAATAGGCCTAAATCATTATTCACATTCAATGGTGAAAATGCATCCAATGTAACAACACCTAAATTGTAGTCTACAGTACCAATATTACCTTTAAATACAGTCTTGACATTTGTTGTGTCATTGTAATATAATCTCAACACACCATAACGGCCTTCAAGTGTAATTATACCTGCACCAGATGAACCTGTAGTATCTCCTGCTGCTGGTGTGATTTTAAGTATTGCTGATGTGTAACCTGTTCCTTTTGTTAGGACATTGATTTGTTTTATGGTACCGTTGTTTGTCATAACAGCTTGAAGGTGAACTGCTTATACCACTCAAAAACATACCACGCTTTAACCCTGCACCATAATACAACTTGTATGTGGTTGGTGTAGATAGATTTGGATAAAATTTCTTCTGTAGTTGAATAGATATTTCGTTTGTAATTATAGAAGAATCAACTGAATTGATTTGATTATTGAATTCAGATGATCTAAATGTAGAGTTAAAACTGTTTAGTGTTGACTTTGCATAGTTATTGATTGCAGTCTTGACATTTTCTTTTATCTCACTTGCAGTCAATCTTGTTCTCTTAGGATCATACAATACATTTGCAGTGATTTGAATATAGGTATAATCTGGATCAACAATTGTTGGTTCTACGGTAAGAACCGATATAGGTCTCAATACATCTTTAATCAGTTTTGATTTCTGATTTTCTGTCAACATATATGCACCAGATGGTTTCATTGCAATGAATACTTGCCCATAAACTGGTGGATCATTCTCTTGGCCACCCCAAACATTCACTGAATCGAATGAGTAACCAAGATTGTTTTGTTGGATTGCTGTGATGTAATCTTCTTTGGTTACTGCACGACCTTGTGCTGAGTATGACTTTGGTGCCTGAAACTTGATTGATTCTATTGTTTCTCTATCACCACCCTGAGTTGCAGAGGTCAATGGATAAATTCTTGTATTTGAATAACCTGATATTGAATCCATCAACACAAAATTGTTTGCACCAGTTGCAGCGGATCCATTTGTCACCACATAAGAAAGTGTGATAATGTTGCCATTGGTCAATTTTTTACCTAGTACACCATTACCAAAACTAACCTCATAGAAACCTTTGACATTTTCTTGTAAGAAATATACCAAAGAAGAACCTGAGAGTGTTAGATAATCTTTTGCGTGGGTGTGAATATTGTAAAAATTGTTTGATGATGATTCACGCACCGAAACTGTTAATGTGGTTGTGTCCACATTTATTTCAGGTATTTCAAATATTGATTTGATATTTGTGGTACTATCATAAGTGAAAGACAAAGATACTGGTGTACCTTGTTTCAATGTGATATTATCAAAATTTGCTGTGTTATTCAATACTGTAACTGTAGAATTTTCAGTTGTCACAAAGCTGTAACTGACACCATCAATAGATTCTGCCAAAAATGATGTAAATTTAGGTAATGTTAATGATGCATCAGTAACTTGATTGACTTTTAAATTGATTGTGGCTGTCGGTGCAATTGAAGATTTTGGTACATAATCCAATGTTTTTGCATGGGAAACTACAGATGCTCTCTGTAATGCTGTGTCCAAGAATGTTTCGTTGGCCACCATGTTCAAGTAATAAGCATTGTATTGTGTATTGTACGCTAGAATGTCCAATAGTGTTGAAAGTGCAGAACCATCATAGTTATAATCTTTTAAAGTATCTTGTGACTGAAGAAAGCTCTTCAGGCTAGTTTTTATTTGATTAAAATCTAGTTCTGTTATATTGAAACCAGTATTTGCAGCCATCTTATCTATTTCTCTCTAAAAGAAGTGTTACTGTTGTCGGTAATGTTGCATTTTCTATGTAAAATGTTATTGTGGCACTATATTGATTTGAATCTGGATCAGCAGAAACCCGGACACTATCTAACAATGCTCTCGGTTCATAGTTGTTTATGGTATCAGTAACTTCTCTTTCAATTAAACTTGCAACAAGTGGTGAGAAGTTTTCAAATAAAAGTGCATCAATATTAGAACCCAATTCAGGATCAAATGGTCTTTCATATTTTCTTGTTGACAACAAATTTCGGATTGATCTTATAACAGCCTTATTATCAAAACTTAAAGCAACATCACCTGTCACCGGTTTTTTGGTGAAAGTAAAGTCTATGTCTGAGTATATTTTGGTTAAAGTTGTCATCTTTTATTTATGAGCTAAAAGTAAATGCGCTTTTTGGAATCTGAGTTCTGTCGGAGAAAATTCTTGGGCCGGAATGAGAAATTTCGAAATTTTAATCTCCAATGAATACGATGTGTACATTATTGTCAGAAAGATAAACTTCATAGTTGTCTCCAACCACTTTGGTAACCTTTGACCCGTCAGGTGCAATCTCAAAGAATGTGTTGGCCTTATGGTGTAGGTGTATCCTCTCAGCACCAGGTGTGTCATCCAACTCAAATACATGCCCTGCTTCAGTCTGTGTCACTCGGTTGTATGGGATTTTTGCATCATATTGTGATTCTGGCTCACTCCAGGTACCACCACTAGCCGTAGGCACACTGGTATCTAGGTTATTATTGTGGTAACCAATTGCAGTTTCTTCAATTTTTTCATTTCTGTGTAGTCTGCTACTAGTAGGTTCACCTAGTGGATAAAATGAACCTTCTGAGAAACCTTTAGATGTGTTTGGTCCATTTTTTGGTATGCCTGGAAATATACCAATAATGACAGGTGCTTGACTAGATTCACCATCAGTGAAGAAACCAAACGCATAGTCACCTTCCAGAGGTGCACCGTCAGTCATTGACACATTAGGTGGTAGGCACGGTAACGCCCAAGATAGACCATCCGTAGGCAATTCTTCAAGGTTGTCTGTGTGGTGACCGAACATACGGACACGCACCCGGCCTAATCCTAATGGGTCGAATCTATCTTCAACGACACCTAACCACCAATGAAAACCATCTTTACCAATAAAATTGTTCATCATGTTGTAATCGCCTGTCTAACACTCTTGTCTGAATTATTTGCACCTTCTTGTGCTTTTGGTAAGCTTTCTTTGGCCACTTCCAAAATTGTCTGATATGCAGTTTGCTTAATAATGTGTCGTACCGCAGTGACAAGGTACTTACCTGAATACGTTTTATCCAGTTCTTTTGTATTGTTTGTTGGTTTTAGTGTGAAAAGGTTGAATTCAACTACTTTACCTGCTGTCAACCCCGAATCACCGGGTACAACCATCTTTAGTGCCGTGAAGTTTGCAAGTGAAATTGCAGCAGTTCTAAGTGGTAAGATTGTTTCAATGAAAATGTCTTTTGCAAAACCACCTTCTTTTTCTTTGATATAAGGTACATTTCCGTGGTTTGCATTACCTGTTGCAACCTTCAGTACACCTTCTGGTGATTGATTCAAAGCTTTATCAAAACGATTCTTCAATTCATTCAAAATACTACCAGGATTCAATTTTTCCATCGTGTTTTTCATCTTGTTATAATCAAAATCGGTCACATTGAAAGACCTTGTTAGTGGGTCGATAGATATCAATCTGTTTGCAAACGAACCGGATGTAATCTCTTGGAGTGCATCATATGTTTTGGAAAATTCATATTCAATCACATTGAATGCTTTTTCTTGTAAGTCTTGTTTCTTGTTATCCAAATTCATCGGTTCATACTTATATGTCGCATAAACTTCATCTTTGTACATGGATTGTAGAGACCTGAAGTTAAAACCTTCTTTTGTTTCAAAAAACAACATATCCGCCGTACTGTTTTGTTTCTTTGGCCTTGCATATGTTGATACCCAACTAATGGCTTCAAATGGTTTCAACCTTGGAACAACAAAGTCATAAACACCAGTTGTTTCTTCAATTACATTGATGTTTTTTGGTTTGACCTTCAGTTTTTCCACCAATACATCCTGCACAATTTCAGAAATTTTTTGGCCAGAATATGATTTACTTATTTTTGTCTGTTCTGAGAGCATCAATTCTTCTGAACAAAAATATAATTTGTATATTTCGGAGTTGTAATTGCCGCCAGGTTTTCTATCACCAATCTTATACACCCTAAAAATCTGGTCGTTTCCATTGGGACCATTTTTTATTTTACTAAAATTTACTTCAAGATATTCATTGCCTGATAACTGTAGAAGTTCAATGAAACCTTGTGCATCAACCAATGTCACATAACCGGAAGCTGCAAATGTGTAGATATCTTCATAATATGAAAACTCCAACATTATTTTTTTAAGTTCTATTCTGTTACCACTCGATGTTAAAAAATTGAGTGTTTTTAAAGAATAGTCTTGCGGTGAATATGCACCAGAAGCTTCAACTGGAGTAGAATTATTTGTGTCCATAATTAACTCATCAAATCTTGAAATTCTTTTTCTAATTGGTCAACATATTTTGAATTCAATATGTTAATGTTTCTCTTAGATTCATTTAAATCGAGTTCATAATCATAATTAGTCACTGCTGTTGGTTGTATGGTGATATCCAGATAACTCATTGAATTGGCTGTTGACGAAGCACCATTTGCATATAAGTCGGAAGGAAGCTTAAATGTTCTAAGTTCGTCAATGCCAAAGGGGTGTGAGTATAGTAAACTCACATATTCGATTGAATTGTAATGAAGAAAGTGGCCAATCCCATTGTGGATCCAACATTTTGTTTGCAAACAATACTATCCAATAACGATATGGATCATCATAGTACTTGTGTGCAACAATTTCTGGTGTATCACCTTCTTGTACATCATATTTGTAGTATACCATTGGATTCTTCAAAACTTCTGGCATAATACTAACTCTAGCCATAAGATTTGTCATAATGGTAGAAACACCATTATTATTTGTGTGAATTATTTTTGGAAGTGTATCAAAATATTGCATTTCAATAACCATCCTTTTCTATTTTTTCTCTGTCTATCAATTCTATTTCCTTGAAACTAATCGACATTGTAGTCTGAACAGGTGAACCATCTGTGTGTGAAGACCATCCGTTTGGTGCATAGTTCACATCAATATTTTCGATGACACATTCGGCAACTTTACCAATGTTTTTATTTTCTTCACCATTAAAGAAAAATTCCAAATTAAATGTTGATGGTGGTATAAAAAACATACCAGCAGCACCAGTAACAATCCTTGGTGCAGCATGTGTTTTAAACATCTTTACAATATTTTTTACTGTAGTTGCCTCATCTTTTGAGAATGGTGTAAAAGTAAAAGACATTTGAAATGTTCTAAAATCTATACCATCAAACAATAATTGTTGTTGTGGATTGAGTGCAAGCCCTTGTGTAGCTAAACCTAATTTTGCAGCATTTGTTTGTGCTTTTGCTATAGCGCCTGCAGCCACGCCTGCGGCAAAATTAATTGGTCTAAAACCTTTTGCTTCTTTACTGTGTAATGATTCCAATACACTTGATGCAACCTCAAGTAAACTTGTTTGGTTGTATGAAGCGGCATTGGTAAATTCTAATGTATCTGGCATATACAAATTTATTCCGGCTATAAGCCTTGTTTTTCTTTGCGTAAATGCTATTTTTGTTTGTTCTGAAACAGCTCCAACGGCACTAATTGATTTTTCGACAAAATCATTACCTTTAAATCCTTCTATTGCTGCATTTCCAATATCTGTTGCGCTATTTGCCACACCCTTAAAAATTTCAGAAAAACCATATGATTGTCCTTTTTCATATCCAACAGGTTGAACTTCATTGATTCGGAATTGAACCACATGATTTCTTGTTGCAGATTGTAAATCTCTTGGATAAGATAAAATCTCTACATTGTTTTTATTACCAAACAATTTACCCAAAGGACCTTTAAGTGCAGCTCCAGGAATTGATACGCCACCGATTGATGTTGGGATTGAAATTATTGCCATGGTCTTTTCTAAAAAGATTGATATATGTTATTTATGTTGAATACGGAAACTTAGATGCAATGTTATTCATTAAATTTGGTTCCTTTATAAATAAAATATAAAGGAGTATAAATTTATGATTTGTAAAATTTGTCACAAAAAAAACGATAACATTAGAAAATTGTCGAAACATATACGAGATTATCATAAAGATATTACTATAAAAGAATATTATGATGTTTATATAAAGACAAAAACTGAAGGACAGTGTGTTATTTGTGCAAATGCAACAAAATATTCAAATTTAGGCTCAGGTTACAGTAAAACTTGTTCAACATCTTGTAGTGCTAAATTATTTCGATTCAATTTAAAATCAAATGAAGAAAGGTATGACAAATTTAAACAAAAAATAAGTGATAATATGATAAAAGAATGGAAAAAAAGAGAAAAAACCGGTAAAAAAGATGAAATAATAGAAAAGGCCAAAAAAACTAAAAAAGAAACAATAGAAAATATGTCTTATGAAGAAAAAATACAAAAATTTGGTTGGATTAATAAATTGAGTGAATCCGAAAAACAAAAATTCATTCAAAAAAATTATTGGGAAACTTTATATAAGTATTGGCAAGAAATTACTGATGAACAATTTATGAAAATAACAAAAAAAAGATTAAATACAATGTCTGAAAGACAAAAATCTGATTATGTTTATTTGATTACCGAAAAAGATAAAGAAATTATTGACAATAAATTAAAAGAACTACTTAACATAAAATGAAATATTTGCAAGGAAAATATATAGTTCGTCATCCAGAAAAATATTTAGGTGACCATTCTAATGTAATTTATAGGTCTTCCTGGGAATTAAAATTCTTATCTTGGTGTGATAACAATGAAAATGTGGTTGGATTTGCTTCCGAAGAAATAATAATACCCTACAAATCACCAGTTGATGGTAAATATCATAGATATTTTGTAGATTGTCTTGTAAAAGTCAAAGATAAAAATGGTGTGATAAAGACACACCTAATAGAAATAAAACCCAAGAAACAAACCATGGAACCAGACAAAAAGAAAAGAGTCACAAAACAGTACATACAAGAAGTCGTAACATGGGGTGTCAATCAGGCCAAATGGAAGGCTGCAACAGAATATTGCTTGGATCGTGGTTGGGAATTCAAACTTATAACGGAAGACCATCTCGGACTATAACTAAATATCCGATGATAACAAAATCCATACTCACTACACTGACAGAAGAAAAAGTCTCGGCCAACCATCAAACGATGAGCCGAGAATCTATGACATGGTTATTAAAACGAATTGCAGATTTAAGAAACCCTGGCCGCCTGTCGATTCCTATAACTAAAGAAAAGTCACGATGGACACGTCCAACTGATAGACAAAAGTTCTTGATGGGTGGTTTATACTACTTTGTATATGATCCTAAAGGCAAAAATGATTTACCATATTATGATAGGTTTCCACTGGTTTTGCCTCTAAAACGACAATCCGATGGTTTTATAGGGTTAAACATACACTATTTGCCACTTCGTTATAGATTAGTTTTTATGAAGAAGTTGGAGAATTTTGCAATTTACAATGATGAGGATGAGATTAAAAGAATTCGTATCACATATCCAATGTTAGATGCATCGTCTAGGTTAAAAGAATTCAAACCATGCATCAAACATTATCTGTATAGCCACATTAAATCC